GACACTCGGTAATTTTTCCGTGATGTGTGAATGATCAATAACGTAATGTCGTTGACCTTCTATTACTTCACGCACCGTCTTTGGGTATCTATAAATATTATTCTTCTTCATTCTAAATTCATTAATTTTTTATATTCTACAAGATCAACTACCTTATTATTCATAACTATACCATCATAGTGGTCTATAATTTGTTGTATTTTTGGCATCTTTGTGTGGGCGTAGGGCCATAACACACAACACACGTAGAACGCGTCTCTAAAAGTACAACGCCATTTGTATTGCATTAAATATTTTGTACCATCTTTACGCAAACCTTTTCTTGGTTTTTTAACAACAGTGCCTACACCTAAAACTTTGTGTATCCAATTTATTACCGATTGATCTGTCATCGTTACTTCCATACTTATTCGCATAGAGTTAGAAAATCTATAACCCTCACCTTTATGTTTTTTCTTTTTCTCAATTCGTTTAGCAAAATATATGCTGCCCTCTCCGTCAAACAATCCTGCAATGTACGCTGCGTGTTCACTGCTGATCGTCATAAAGTATCCGTTGTTTGCCGTCGTAGTCAAAGTAGTATCCGGATACCTTCTTCTTTCTATTGTATTTCTTTTTAGATTCTACTTTTCTTTGTTTGTATTTTGGTGTTCTTAAAAGTTTGGCTACAAAGTTTTTAATCATTGTAGCCTCGAACTAGTTTCCAAATCTTCTATTGATGGTTCTGTTATCTCTAACTCACCAGAAGACTCACAATCCCAACACTGGTGGACTTCGCTGTTGTCTCTAAAGTCCTTTGATGTATCACCGGTAGCAATTCTTAAATAACCATTGCCATCACAAGTCGGACAAATACATTTGTTAGGAGCTATTTTTATTAATTTTGCCATTTGCTTTTACACCTTTGTTATCCATAAAAAATCTAATTAATCTTCCGATCATTGTAGATCTTGTTCTGTTAGTTTTGTTTGCCAGTACACCTAATTGTTCCCAATCGTCTTTTTTGACTGATAGAGATTTATATTTATTTGGGTCTGCCATTGTTTTCCTTTCTTATAATTTTCATATATGGGAATTTACAATACAAAAACAAGTCTTGTCAAGAATATTTTTTTAAGATAAAAGAAAGATCTCTTCTCACACCTTTTGTTTGTTCGTCCCTTTCTTGGGACGGACAGACAGTTTAGAATTATTCTAAGTTACCAATTCAACCACAGGTTTCTTTTTTGGCAGAATTATGTCAACTTGAAGGCAGTCAAATTTGATGTAAACATTAAATTCGTTTACAGTTTCAGGACCCATTTGTTCTATTTTTTTATAAGACTCGTCGTATCCTTTAAGCATGCATTTATAGGAAGTATCAAAAGTCTCCGGCCATGTATACGGCTCTATGCACGTGTTCGCTGCTGCAGAGCAGATGTATAGTATCAATGTAAGTGTTTTCATTAACGTCCTTGGCCACGGTATTTTTTAAAATTTTTTCGTTTTCTCTTGTTCATTTTGCAAAGACTGGGGTGACGCCCAATCGATGTTTTGTGATGCACAGGTTCGTGTGCTATAAAATCTTTAAACTTCTTCGCCATCGAAATACTTTTCTAAATCTGATTTTAAAGTATTAGGATGCATAGTTGGTATGTAACTTATTTTACCGTTTATGTGTTGCTCTAGATCAGCACCACAGGTCATACATCTAAAAAATTCTTTTGATAGTCCAACCAATAAAGTATGTTCTTCGCAAGTAGGACATTTACCTGTAACTATCTCTGCCTTAAATTTAAAAGGTTTCATTCTATTCTATTATCAACTTCTTGATGCTCTTGCTACCATCAATATTGTCCTCTAACTCTGCTTTACCCTTCCAGCATTTGTAAGATACAGATTCACTAAACTGTCTCTCCGCGTGCCTCTTCCCGCGAAGGCACCCAGCCATGTTCTCTTGCAAACGTGCCTCCTTGATCTCTCCGTTTACAAACATAAGTAAAGCTACCACAGCCTCAATCATATTTCCTCACATATATTAGTATGGATAATATGATAATAGAAAATAGTGAGCCTATAAAAAATAACCCTATCATTCGTAACTTCCATTCTTATAACCAATCTCACGATTAGCATCTTTTAGTTTTTCAATATCATCTAAAACTTTGTCCATTTGTTTTCTTAAAAATTCTATGTTGACTTTGTTTAGTGCCATGGATTCTATGTGTTTGTTAAGCTTATCCGTGGTCTTATAAAGATCCTCCAGCATCATGTACTGCTCAGAATCCGCGGGCAACGATCCTAGTTGGCCCCTTGGCCATTTTATTCTAAACTCTGTATTCTCTTCTAGGTCCTTCTCCATTATTTGTAACCGAGTGTCTGCAACGTTAAGACGTTCTATAATTTGAAAGTAACCCATTGTGCCGAGAGCGACGATGACAATCAAACTAGCAACCGTCTTCATAGGCATCTGCACGGCTACTTCTTCTCCGATGTTGAGTGGTTTTTTACTCATCTAGGTATGTATCCCGGTTCCATGAAGAAAGCCATCAGAACTAATAATACAATTAATATTCCTGTAAAATAGTAATTCATTCCTGGCTACCTCTATTGTCATAGCCAAGTATATTATCTTCTTATATGGGATAAATCAATCTTTCTTGTCTTCTATCTGATAGAACATCTTGTCAGTATCTTCTGTAACCCAGTCTTTATTCTCAACAGTCCAGTAAGTATTTTGGACTTTAAAGTCAGGCCAAAACTTATCAGTAGTATAGTGAGAAAGGTTCCACAGAATACGATTATTAGGCTGAGCTGCAAAATTACCGTTATCGAGTTCCAGTATATGTGCACACTTATGTTCTTGAGGTATTTCAGAGTGGTCAGTATCCAGGATATTACTATCCGGATGAGCCCAATCAATAGTAAATAAATACTCACCTTTATAAAATTTTTTGTCTTTGCCTAAGAACTTACCACGCTGATTACAAAGAAAGCTATAATGATGCACGCTGGGATAATAACTAAAACAGTTCCACAATTCCAACTCGTCAACTGACATATCGGGCACTTCGGCTCTGTCATGCGATTTTTGGAAAAACGCACTGATAGGCAGTCTCCAATAACACGCGCCGTTTGTAAGCATGATGTTAAATAAGATCGCCATGCCTGATACCGATGTGATACCGAAGACAATACATTCGAGACTTTCGCCTTTATGTTTTTTAAGATCATACAAATACTCCTTCCGTACTTTACAATAAATGGGTGGTATGTCTGCGTTTAAATACGTAGCCATTATTTTATATCACCCCAATTACTACCAGACTCGTAATCTACTTTATTTGGTACTTTCAACTCCACCGCTGACTCCATAATTTCAATTATATCCTCTGCTTGTTTATCAGATTCAATAGAAATATCTACTTCATCATGAATCTGTATGTGTGGTATTATACCATTTTCATATAAAGCTACCATACTTTTTTTAGTCATGTCTGCAGCACTTCCTTGTATTAATTTATTAAGAGCTTTGTACGTAAATGCACGTTTCAAAGGCTCATCATATTCTTTTCTCGCTTGCTCTAGCGGTAGCGGTTTGAATACACCAAATTGAACTGGTTGCCAAAGATCGAAATGACACGCCCGGCCCAGTAAAGTTCTAATCTTACCACGATCATTTGCTTTACGAGATACATTATCCATCAACTGTTTTACAAATGGAGCTTTGCTGTGATACTGTCTAATTAATTTTTCTGCAGATTCTTTCATTAATCCTAACTCAGCCATTAATTTATTTTTACCCATACCATACATCAAACCAAGATTAATTGTTTTAGCTTGTTTACGTTCGATACCTGCCATGTCTGCAACAACCTGGTGAAAGTCTGCATCACCTGCATTGTATGCATCTACAATTTCATCAACACCAGTTAAGTTTTGTAGTTTTGCGTAGTGCACTAATATTCTAGGTTCTTGTTGTGAGTAATCAAATGATCCCCACTTGTGATTACCCTCTGGAATAAATATAGATCTAATCATTGGTCCTAGCTCTGGATGTCTCGCCGGTATCTGTTGTAGATTTGGATTAGACATTGAGAATCTACCTGTCACTGTACCACCTGCATCAGATCTAATTTGATTTATATCTGCATGTATTCTTCCATTGACTGCATGTTTAGTTATTGAATCTATAAAAGTGCTGTGAGCTTTGTTAAGTTCTCTTGCTTCAGCAATTGCTTTTGGTAATTCATGTGGATGATTTTGTAAAAAGTTTTTTGTAAAACTTGGTTCTTTACTTTTTGCAGTTCTATCATACGGTAAATTTAATTTATCAAATGCTTTTGCAATACTACGTGCTGCCATAATTTCTACGTCAACACCTGTTAAACCCTTGATTTTGTGTAATATTTTTTGCTCTCTGCCAATCAAATGTTTTTTTATTTTATCAGCTTTGTCGAGATCAACCTTTACACCTTTAAATCTCATGTCAACCAGACATGGAAATAGTTGTGTCTCTAAATTAAAAACGTCCCAAAGTTCTTGTTGATATAATTCTGTCTCTAATTTTTGCCAAAGTTTTAATGTAGACTCTGCATCACGTTCTGCATACTGACCAACAAACATCGCCGGTAATCTCCACAAATCTTTTTTAGGATCAACACCATATTCTTTTGCCGCTGCATTTAAAACACTTTCATCTTTACCAATACCTATGTAATGTTTAGACAATGTGTTTAATTGATAAGACAATCTGTTCTCATCAATCAAAGACGCTGCAATCATAGTGTCAACTATTTTACCATAAACTGTTAGTCCTTCTGTCCTTAACCAACAAATATCATACATGGCATTGTGAAATATAAAGGTAGTATCTACCTGATTAAACATGTCCTGGAGCCACGAAAACACCAGTTTTTTGTCCATATTGCCGTTTGACTCGTGTCCTATAGGGAAATACCCTGACCACCCCTCTACGGCCACCGCAACGCCAGCAATGTGCCCTTTTCCGGTGACATTACCAGAGCCTAACTCTTTTAGTTCTGGATCGTTTGTTTCTAAATCTATTGCTATTTGTTTGGCGCCAGTTAGATCTTTAAGTTCTTCTGGCATAACCCATTCTGTCTCTGGTGTGAACAGAGGTGTTTGCATACTTCTCACTTATAATCCCTTTCAATTATCATCTCGATAAAGTGAATGGCTTTTAATAAATCTTCTTTGCCGTTTTTATCTTGATGTCGTATTATGTATTTAATAGCACAACCTTCAGGATATAACAACTTGTTTTCAACTACAAATTTGCTTGGCTGTATCACATACTTTTGATAGTGATTCCCACCGTGCTGTTTGTCCCATACTTTACTCATAATATATAAGCTCGATCAAAATCTTTTGGATCTAATACATGTAATTCACGCTTCGCTCTTGTAGCTCCAGTATAAAATAATCTATGTAATTCATCTGGATCATGACTAAATGTTTCAAGAGCTGCATTAGTTATATCTTGCATTAGTAAAACTTTGTCAGCTTCTCCTCCTTTCGCTCCGTGTATTGTTGACATTGATATACGAGGATTTTTATTTAACATCTCACCATTCGCCCTCATATTACGAATGTAAGTTTCTGTAATAGGGTCTAGTCCCTCAAAAGCCTCGTACCAAACTTTATCTGTATTTAAGCCATGTATACCTAAACACTCTTTTAATTTATATTTATCTTCAGAGTGTAATGTTTTACCTTTTCTAAATCCTTCTAATACATTTGATCCAAGGTATTCATAAATATTTTTTATTTCTAAATGATTCAATAAACTACCTTTACGCCAGGCTTCCCAATTATTAATAGCTAATAATAATTTAAGAGGTATTGAGTTACGTCCTTTGTAAGAATAATACCAACCCTGTATTTCACATAAATCTTTAGCATCTTCTAAAAAATGATTTGCAGAAGACAATACTAACCAGTTCCCTGTTGACATATCTACCTGTGTGATATCAGAATATCTACGTAAGATTCCTTCCTCTTGTCTTGGTTTGTATTCTTTATTAAATCTACTTTGCACTTGTCCTATTATTCTTTGTGATAGTTCGTGTATAGGTCCTCCAGGAATCCTGTATGATTGATCTAATGTTTGTATGTCGTCTACTTCTTCTTTGAGAGCAATAAAATGATCTACGTCTGCACCAGCCCATTTAAATATAGCTTGATCATCGTCGCCTGCTATGTAAGTTTTCTCTGCATTACTCCAAATCTTTCTCACCATCTCCCATTGTAGCAAAGATAAATCTTGTGCTTCGTCTATAAATAAAACTTTAAAACTGTTTGTTTTTTCTTTTGCAATAAAATCTTCTAATAAATCATTGAAGTCTTTGAGTCCTTTTTCTTTTTTAAATCTTTTTAATTCTTCTGATAGAAGGTACAGAGTGTTTCTTTCAATATCTAAAATGTTTTGTCTAGAATCATAATAATCTAGTAGGTCCATTCTTTTTACAGCTGCTGTATTAATTATTGTAAGATACTCATTATCAGAATTAAATGTGCCATCACTATCAGAAAACCTTGCTGCTTTGATAGGAATACCACACTTCTCACCAAACTCTTTGTAATCTTCTGATCCCATCATTTTTTCTTTTGTCATACCTAATTGTTTAAATGCATACGAATGTAATGTTCTAAAAAATGATAAATCATTTTCTATATCTAAACTAAATTTATCCGCGGCCCTCGTTGCAGCTTCCGTTGCAGCTTTTTTAGTGAACGAAAAATAACCTATTTGTCTAGGCCTTATTCCGTCTTTTATGAACTGATCCACTAGATTTAGTAGCGTGGTAGTTTTTCCAGTACCTGGCGGACCAAGAATTATGGTTTTCATATGCCTCCTTCAAACACGTTTTTGCTTTTTTTCTTTCTCCGTTATCCCATAACCATTTAGAATGACGGACCAATATAATATTTTTTTCACTTCTCATTAAAAATTCTCCTCTTGATATGGCACCTTTGATACAGATGCTTCTGTCTGTTTCATTGTTTGTATTTTAATTAATCTAGGTTGTTGTTTTTTAATTCTAACTCTCTCTTCTCCTATAAATACATCAAGTTGTTTTATTAAATTACCTGTTTGATTCTTATCTTTCTCCCAATGATTTCGTTTACAAAAATTAAAAAAGTCTTCCATTCTAAAATATGTAAACTCTCTTTTGTCATCTGTGTATGGTAGTTTGTTTAATATATCATCTAAAGTTCTTGCTGATTGTCTATTAGTTGTCCAGTCTTGTAATAAATTTGTCAGTTCATTTACTGGATCTAAAGACTCCAAAGGTTCTACTTCTTGTAAACCTTGCATCATTGGTTTTAAAAAATGTTGTTTCCAATCTTTTGGTTTTGGTACAGGCACAACTAAGTTTGCTTGATCAAGACATGCTAGTGCAAATAATTGTGGACTATAAAGTTGTTCTGATTTTAATTGTATTCTTTTTTTATCTACATCTAAAAACCACTCTGGTGGTTTAGATGCATACTTTGTAAGACTACCTAACATTGGCATCTCTTCTTCACCAAAACCTACACCAAATCTTTTTGTTCTGCATAAACCAGATTGACATACTGCATTTATTGGTGAGTCTTTACATCTATATTTATCATACCCTTTTCTATTTACAGATTTAATTAATTGTTGCACTTCATTATTACTTAATGCAGGCTCCATATATTTAGAATTAGCTTTTACAATTTCATCTTCCCATGTATCTGGTGCGGACTGTTTATAATAAACTGCAATGTTAAACAATGCATTATTCCTAGAACCTTGTCCGAATCCTGTCGTTGCAAGTTTATTCAGACAAGGCGGTCCACCAGGAAATGCTTCTTCTATTTTTTTTTCTTCTGTTTTGATCGCTTCGACTTGTTCTTTTGTGCAAGCCCAAACATCATAGAGCTTATAAAATTCCTCAAGTGTACAACCGGCGCCATT